CTGGAGATCTTATTATGGTTCTTCTGGTTCATCCTAGAATGTAAATGATAATAGGGGTCAGTAATGGCCCCTATTGTTTTATTAAGGAATTAATTATGGCAACAAATATAAAAGCAATATTCGCAACATCTACATCTACGATAGATTCGGTTCCCGGTAGACTTAGAGGATACAGTTTAGTAAACGGAATGGCTTCGGCAACTGATATTGTATTAAGAGATGGTGGCGCTGCCGGATCAATTATTATGAAACAGAGACTAATAGCTGGAGGTTCGTCTGATCAGTATATTGAAGATGCGGGTATTCGTTACGAAACAAATTTACACGTAACTATGAATGCAGGAGTTAGTGTAGCCGGTACATTTTTTGTAGGATAGCACATGGCTGTTCGTAAGAAAAAGAAGGGCATGGGCATAAAGTCTAGTGTTAAGTCTGGAAACTTTAGACCGACTAGACAAGGTGCTGGTATGACAGCTAAAGGTGTGGCTGCTTACCGTCGTGCTAATCCTGGTTCTAAACTAAAAACTGCTGTTACAGGTAAAGTCGCAAAAGGTAGCAAAGCTGCCAAAAGAAGAAAGTCATTTTGTGCACGATCTGCGGGTCAAGCCAAAATGCATAATATTAACTGTCGAAAGACACCAAACAAAAGAATTTGTCAAGCAAGAAGGAGATGGAAATGTTAGACATGAGTATGATATGGGAAAAAATAAAAGAAAAAGTTAAGTGCACTACGTGTAATAGACACTGGTATATTATAGCAGCTGTAGCGGTAGTCGCTTGGTGTTGGATTTGGTAACATGACCAACAAAGAATTAACTGATATTAAACTTGAATTGACTAGACACATAGAACGTGAGCAACAATTGCGTGAAGATGTGTCTGAGTTAAAAACAGATATGGGTTGTGTTAAACGATCTATCTTTCAAGTTAAATGGTTAGTTATAGGAGCTGTGTGTGCCACTGTTGTTATGCAATCAGGGGCATCAACAGTTATTGCAAAGATATTAGTAGGTATTTAATGTGGCAATAAGTCGTGCTAATATAAAACAACAGGTAACGAAAGGACCACAAAAGAAAAAGTGGACCAGAAAGTACAAAAAGTCTATTAACTGTAAAAACCCAAAAGGTTTTTCACAACGAGCACATTGTGCTGGTAGAAAGAAAAGAGGTAGATAATGCAAGTAACAAAAAACGTAATAAGGTTTAATAAGTTAATGATAAAGATTCCACAAGATACAAAAAGAGTGTGGGATTTATCAGAGAATCGATGGGGGTATAAATATGACAAAGTTATGTCCTAGAGGTAAAGCTGCTGCCAAACGTAAGTTCGCAGTCTATCCAAGTGCTTATGCAAATGCCTATGCATCAAAGATTTGTGCGGGTAAAATAAAAGATCCTAGTGGTAAAAAGAGAAAAGATTTTAAAGGACCAAAGCCTAGAAAAGCTGGAGGAGGCACTATTAAATTAAACGGTGGTGGAAAGGTTGCTCGTGGTTGTGGTATAGTAAAAAGAAAGAAGAAAACTAAATACAGATAACATGACTAAAAAAAACTATTATACACAAAGAGAATGGGACAGAGTTGTTGGTTATGGAAAAGTTCCAAAAGAATATAAGTTAAAAAAACATCATGGCTAAAAAAGGTTTAAAAACATGGTTCAAAGAAAACTGGGTAGATATATCTACAGGTAAAAAGTGTGGCCGTAAATCAGCTAAATCATCAAAAAGAAAGTATCCAGTCTGTCGTCCAAAGGCAGTAGCTGATAGAATGACAGCAGGTCAGAAAGCTGCGGCTGTTAGAAGAAAAAGAGCCAAGACTAACGTAGGTCCAAAGCCTACATCTATTCGTTATCCTATTAGTGCGAGTGGACGTAAACAGAAGGTTAAAACTAAACGAAGGAGATAGACGACGATGATTGATCCATTGACAGCTTTTGCAGCATTAAAAACTGCAAGTTCGGCTATATCCTCTGCCGTAAAAGCTGGTAGAGATTTAGGATCTCTCGTTGGTCCTATCACAAAACTAGCAAAAGCAGAAGCTGATTTAAGCTTTGCAGCAGAAAAGAAGGGTGGTATACTTGGGAAATTGACGGGAGCTGAGCAGACAGCAATTGAAGCTCACTTTCGGAAAGAGGAGGCCAAACGTATTCGTGATGAAATGCGTGAATTGTTTTTATTGTTTGGCTCTCCTGGACAGTGGGAAAGACTACAAGGTGAAATTGCTAACGAAAGATCTCGTCGAAAGAAAGCTCTTGAAGAATTAGCAGCAAAGAAACGTCGACTCAAAAATACAATTATTATAACTGTATCTATTGTGGCGGCGGTGATAATATTAACATTTGAAATCATGTACTTAAAAGGAGCACTATAAAATGGTAATGATAAAAAACAGAAAGACAGTGAAGGGTAAGTTAGGTAGCACTAGACCAAAAGATACCGACTTTGCTGGTATAGCAAGAAAACAAAGTAGAAAGAAAAAGACTACAACTAAAAGTAATAGACCTACTGATGCTAGAACTAAAGCTCTTAGAACAGCTTTAAAAGAGAAACAGAAACTAGCGGGTAAAGGATTAGGTCAAGCTGGTCAAGCATTCTTAGGAGGATCTGCAAAACAGACACCAGTTTCTCCAAAGAAAAAACCAACAGGTAGGCCTGGTGGAAAGATGAGTAGGCCTGCTGCTAAATCACCACCTAAACGAAGACGTGGCTTTGGTTTTACATCCAGAACAGGACCAATTAAATTAAAACCAAGATTTGCTGGTGGTGGTAAGACTTCTAAATATCGCATGGCCGGAGGAGGTAAGACTTCTAAATACCGTATGGCCGGTGGTGGGAAGACCTCCAAGTATCGTATGGCTGGGGGTGGAAAGACTTCTAAATATCGTATGGCTGGGGGTGGTAAAACATCTAAGTACAGAATGAAGGGTGGAGGTAAGACATCTAAGTATATGGCTAAAGGTGGTAAAACTTCCAAGTACATGAGACGAGGCGGCAAGGTTAAGTAGTGGCATATACAATTTCTAACATCCCACACTTTAAGTGTTGGGTGAGGAAAGAGTTCACACATAACCACGAGAAATACCAAGGAGAGTTTCTCCATGCTTTGGCTTTTGCAGTGTGCACTATCCCAGACCGTTGTTTAAGTTTTCAAGTTGTGTTTACAGGATGTGGCGAAGATCACCCTAATCCTCACGGTGGAGCTATGTGGGCACGTATACCAATAACGTCTTTAGTGGGGGACACACCGTTTGATGAATGGCCACCAAACATACAGACTCATTTAGCCCAACCATGGGATTGCTCCAGTCGTAATCATGCCATCATCAGAATGGACAGAATTAGTTC